GGAAGGCATCGTCATCGTGGTAATATTGAATATATCCTGCATATTCACCTGCACCTGATGTTGCGTTTGAAAAATATATGTTTGCATAACTGCTGGTTCCACTTCTAAGTGTCATTCCAGTATCACCGGTAGTCGCAATAGTAAAGTTATCAGCATTAGCATGTCCTTCTGTTGTCGTGCCTAGAAGCAACCTGCCCGAGCTGTCGATTTTTATTGCCTCTATTTCTGCTGAACCACCAACGTTAAAAGTTATAGGACTATTTGCATAGCTAAGAATACTTGTCTCAGCAGATGTAGCATTGAATTCTGCTCGTAATGTTGAACCTGTATAGAAACCAAGTGACGGAGTGTTGCTATCTTGAATCGACAATAACTTTCCAGGACTGTCTGTTGCAATTCCAACTAGGCCTGTGTTTTTAACAACAATACTTTTGTTATTATTCGATAGCAACTCAAGATCAAAATTACCAGTTGTACCAACTTGCAGGATACTTGCTGAGTTCAAGACTGAACTATCACCGCTTGGCTGACTAAAGGATCCGTTAACTGTTAAGTTGCCAGGAATAGTAATATTGCCAGAACTGTCAATTGTTAATCTTGAAGTTGTATTAGATGCTGTGCAGAATTTAAATGAATTGGTTGCATGTGCATATTGAATTAAACCAGCATCTTCATCATCAGTATCACCAAAATTAATGTCTGAAGAAGCAGCATTGCCAGCTACAATCGCAATCTTTGCGCCATGTCCTGTCGTAGAACTTCGTTGGAATAAAGCAACTGTTTGTGATTGAGCTGTGAAAGTGCTTCCCGATTGCCGAACAACTAAATTTGCAGATGGATTTGTCTCGTTAATACCGAAATTACCTGAGCTAGTAACACGGATGCGTTCAGCATTTGCAGTGTAGTCATAAACAGCCAGTTGACCATCAACGCTTGTGTACCAACCATATTTACGTCCGCCACTGCCTGTTGATTCAAGCAGCATTCTTGCAGTGGTACTATCAGTTATCTGCAGCGTTTTTGTTGATGCAGTGGAGGTAGGCGAACCACCAATACCAAAATCACCATCTGGGTCAAATCTGGCAACTTCACCATCGACATTAGAGAACTTTAATGATCCACCACTACCTAGGTATTTAATACCCGCAGATCCGCTTGCCCCTGTCTGTCCTAACTCAAGATAGTAACCGCCTTGAGTTGTTCCACCAACCTTTAAGGCATAATCATCATCGTTAATAACCTCAAGTTTTCGACTTGGACTAGTCGTATTAATGCCAACATTTCCAGTACTGTTAATAACAGCCTTCACTCCAGCATTAACAGTAAAGCTCAGTTGATTGTCAGTATGAGCATACTGAATTTTTGCTATATCATTATCTTGTGGATCAGCAAATGCCAAATACCCACTTTTATTATTTGGAGAGCCAATTGTGATGCCTGCATTATCATTGTTTTCAATGAATAATGTGTCATGAGTAGTATTCGGTGTTACTCCGCTTTCACCTTCTTTAACATGCAGGGTGCCTACCGGAGATACTTCGTTGATACCGACACGACCTTCTGTATCAATTCGGAGCCTCTCATTTGAGGATCCATTGGTATAGAAACGAAGAGGGCCAGTCGTATCTGTTCCGATGAATGCACCGTCGCTAGCTGAAGTTCCAGCTGGACCTAAACGTAAGGTTGAATTGCTTTGTGTTTGACGAATATAAGCATTACTCGCATTTGAAATATCAAGTGCATGGCTTGGGGAAGATACACCAAAACCTACATTGCTTGTAAAGTTGGCAGTGCCACTAATGTCAAGAGTATTGGTAACATCTAAATCAGCGATTGTCGTTAATAGAGGTTCAGCTCTAACCCACGCACTACCTGTATAAACATAAAGTCTACTGTCATCAGTATCAAAATACTGGTTTCCAGCTACTGGGTTTGATGGAGCAGTTGCAACAATTGGGACTTGTGTCTGTCCCATCCCAACTGCATTTTCACCGCTAATTCTGACTACTTGATTATTACTATCCTTCATGAAAATAGAAGGATCAGTAGTGCTAAAATTAACTGCTAACTCTCCGTATTCCAGCTGATCTGCACTTGGAGTTTTTGCACTACCACTAACTAATACACTACTGCGCTTCAGCTGAATTTTCATGGTAAAAACCTATATAGACTGGATAAAAACCCTTTTCTTATTATAAAACACGTAATTATAATTTACCGTTGTCTTTAGCCTCGTCGATACTCATGACTTTTGTAAACTGCTCAAGGTTTTGAGTAATTTGTTCTCGCAGAAGTCGATTTAAAATATGTTGATAGCGCATCATTAGTGACGAGCACTGCTTAAGCTGCTCTCGCAAGACATTAATATCAGTACATTTATCAATGTCATCATTAATGATACGCTGCCTTAATTTGTCTTCAAGCTTCAACTCAAAATCTTCCGAGTTAAACATAATTGATATTGCTAATTATATTTATGCTAACTCTCTGGAAGCAATGACGTTTAAAACTCAGTTTTAAGAATTACATATGCAAGTTCAGCATCATCCATATTTAATGCTTCAGCCATTGCAAAAATAATTTCGATCATTGATAGATCACTTCTTTCATAACTCAGTGTAATCTCATCGCCGACATCATTAATTTCCTGTTCAAGTTTATCTTCAAACTTTGAACGAGTAGCAAACGATGGATATGAATCTGGCTCCTTCGTCTTAATGCGATTAATAAATTTAGAAGCAATTGAATGTTTGCATTGTTTGTATGACCCTTTATATTCTTTAGTTGCCCACGACTGCATCAGACCAGCAGTTTCTGTCAATGCACCTTCAGTAAAACGATCGAGACTTTTTGCAGTTGGAATTGGATATTGTTTCTGTCTGTTGACTTTGCGATTGCTACTGCTTTCAGTGGCTTGAGGCATTCTTAATTGAGCATGTGAATGATCAGGACAACTACACGCATAAACAGTCGCTGGAACCAAAGGATTAGAGGTGTTAAAAACTGCACTTGACCATGGATCGATATCAGTTTCCAGTCTCTTCCAAAGTGCTAATTCTGTTCCACTTGCATCATACTTTCGTTCGTGATTGTAGCTTCCATCTGCATCATAATCAACAACTTCCTTTGTAAAAGAGTTCTGCGCAAATATAAGAGTTGCTTGATTTCCCAATGGTACAAACAATTTTATTTCACTAGTAAAAGGTATTGACGTTAATTCAACTGTTGTGTTCAACTCTTTCACCGATTTAATAGTGAAAGGATTAATGATAAATGATGCAGTTGTTGCTTCACTTTCAATGACCTCAGCAGTTAAATACTTTTTGCCAAAATATTTTTGATAGTCATTTTTGTCAACAACATAAGTTCCATCAATTACATATGAAGCAGACGTCGATGAGAATAAAGATGTTAACCCTGAGATATCAAGCAGGCTAGGTGGCAGCTCTTGATTCTGATCTAGTAAATCAACTGAAATACTTGTCTTTGTCAAGTCTACATCGATAGCTGCAAAGCGTTCATTACCTTCAAAAGTTTCATACGTAGATCCTTCTGCAAACGTAAACGATGAGTTAATTGTTTGCTCTACATAAAACTCTTTTACGTATGCAAGTTTATTCACTAATACTTGGAAATCTCCACCGGCATTTTGAACAACCGAAGATGCTGCTAATGCAGTTTTGTCGATAATAAGTTTAATTGTTGTAGGCTTTGATCGTAATGACTTCCCAATATAAATACTTGGCTTACCTTGGCTTGTAAGTATGTTTTTCAAAGATGCTTCTGATTCCCCATCACTTATTCTTTCGCCTACCATGGTGCGAAGCATAAATGAATTTGCAGTCGTATTTATATCAACGTATATTTCTTTGTTTTCAAAATTATCTGTGTAGACAAGTTTATCGTTTTGTACGGTATTAACTGTTCCCAACGATGGAGGATTGACTGGAGTTCTTACTAATACATAGTGATTAGCAGTATCTGAATTTGTAGTAGCAAACCTGTAGCCGTCAAATTTAACGTTAATTTCTCCCGCCGTTCCTTGATACAATTTGGTATTGATCTCGAAGTCTACATACTTTTTGCTTGTTACATCGTATGGATCAAAATTAGGATTAATGCGTTGCAAACGATTCCACGCTGCTCGCATGTAAAATTCAAAGCCTTTTCTCCAACGACTCCATCCGCTGTCAATATCGTATTGCTCAATTGCACTACGAGTTATTGTAGAACCAAATGTACGATCACTTGGATATAAACCCGCAGCGCCTGGAGACTTACTACGATCAACTTTATTATTTACTTTTTTAAAACCAAATGACGATGCGTTACCAAAGCCATTTTGTTTTCTAGGCATCAATAGAACCCGCCTTGCGCTCCAATAACTGGACTGTCATCTGAATTAACAGGACTTGTTCCTTGAAGTGATACCCAAAGGTTAGATCCTTTTGGTATGTAGAGAGCATTTAATTGAGCATCGGAGCCAACTTGCGCAACTGGCGCTAAAATATTTGGAAGATCAGTAGAGGATGTTCTTAATCCTTTAGTCGTAGAACTAGCTAGTTTGCCAATATAAACTGCTTCTGTTGGACGCAAAAAATCAATTGCCGTACTTAAATAAAACAGAAGTGTGTACGCAGTTGTTGAACGCGCAATTACATATAGATCCTCAATAATTGCCCCATCATTAGCATTACAATTTACAAGAATAGCTGATTCATTCGTACCAGTAATATCCAAGTTAGTGGCGTGACCAGACACTAGTGTGTTTGCTTTAATAGCCGAATGGAATACTCGGTCAATTAAAAGTGGTTGTTTATTTGTAGCTGTTGTTGCCATTGTTATTTACCTCAAGCAGGTGGAGTGTTTCTTGCGCCCATACCCATGTTCATTCCCATGGGTTTGACTGATGCATCTGATTGCCCTTGAAGCCCAAGGCTATCAGCGCTTTGCATTGTGTTTTGCATCGCGATAGCTCCTGGATTCGTAATGGCTTCTTCAATACTGCCTAGTGGCATCATGCCCATTGGGCCAGGCAGATAAGGAGGTGGAGTTTCTTGACCGTATAGCTTTCCAGCTTGCGTTGCTGCAGATTGTGCAAGACCCATGCTTGGAAGCATATCCATCGTTTCAATTCCAGGCTGCATTTGCTCGTTATAGTTTGTTTGATTCAAGCGAGTGCCAGGAATAACATTTTGGCCTAAATTTGAACGTTGGGAAAATCCAACTGTTCCAAGTTTATCTGCTGCATCAGGAGCGAGCACATCGTCTCCATATGCCGTTTGAGGCGCTCCTGAAATAGTCCCTCTTTGTGGCTGGCCTCCACCCATTGATTTTGCAACTTGAGGGTTGTTCATCAAATTACCTTTTCCTTGCGGCTGGTTAGGAATAGGCTGCGCAGGCATTCCCATGTAGCCCATTGAATTGGTATTGGATGGTGGCGATCCGGGCATGGTGGTATTAGACATTGCCACCTGTGAAGGGTCTACATCACCTGCTGCTTTACGTCGATTAATTTTCTGATTATTCATGTTCAAGCACCGTAAACTTGTGGGCGATTATTAAGTCCTTGATACTGACCTCCTTGCTGCATCATTGCAATTCTAGCCATTGCATTTTGATTCATAGAGGTAGGATCTGTTTGTGGCTCTACTGTTGATGAGACACCTCCAGCCAAGAAACCTGTTTGATTGTATGGATCAGAAATAACGGAGTTTCCAGCGCTATCAGTTGATGGCTTAAAGTTACCAACTTGACCATCAAGAATATCACCGGTTACCATATTAGGGTTGCCATATTGTGGGCTTCGAGACATTTTGGCTTCATAGCCAGGACCAAATGTTTGAACCTGCTGCATTCCCCACATATAGCTATTAATAGCATCAGCTTGGGCTAGGGCAGCTGCTTTCTTGGATTCGAAATCAGTATCCCTATTCCGTCCCATGGTAATTTTTTGTGTTGCCATAGTAATCTTTTCTAATGCCTAGATCTATTCTACAATTATCGCCAATATTCGTTTAAAAAGATCCGACTACCAACTGCTGTGTCTGCAGGCCCTGGAACTGACAAAATAAATTCTGAACCTGAACGTTCATACGCATATCGTCTTGTTTCAGGCCTCCTATAGTTTGGTACATACAGTGTTTCAGCTAGTCGGTCAACTTCACGCAGATAGATTTCTCTGAAGTATTCATCACCTTTTAGTGGATCAGATGTTGAAATCGTACGTTGAACGTCACCAGCAATTTGCTCTAACCGACTGTAGTTAGGAGATCCGGCTGAGCTTGTTGGGAAGTATTCACTATTTTCCCAAGCTGTGTCACAACGTCGTATTTGATATTCAACCTGAGTGTACCAGTACTCATCAGGAATCAATGACATTGCTTCTTCCAAACGGGCTCGATCACCTGCTGGAATTTGAGCACCGGCATTGAAGCCTAAGTGAAATCTTGTTTTAGATTTTAAGTATTCATTTAATTCCATTAGATGATCCCTTGCTGACTAAGCGCTTTACCTAACAAGTTTTCCAAAATGATTTTATCCATCTCAGTTACATCACCCTGAGCCTGGATCTTGGCTAAAAGCTTTGCTTCTGCTGGAGCTTCTTGCATGGCTGCATTTTGATAGGCAGCCCCTAATCCACCACCGACAATTGCGCCAAGCAGTCCTCCTGCCATACGTGCACCAGGCTTCATAAGGCGGTTTCTGCCTGTCATGTTTCCGATGCCTTTGCCAATAGCGTGAACAGGAATTCCTGCTAACACTCCACCAATTGCACCACCTGCCGCTCCAATTCCAGCAATATCCTGAACTGACGGACGCTCTTGATTCTCTTTAATAATTTGAGCCAGTAACAGCTCTTCAGGACTAGGGACCGCCATCTTCCTTCAACGTATGTATTACTAGTTTAACTAATGAAGATAAGGTCTTCTTCAATTAGTTGCTCCCAGTTAACGCGAGGGATATTTTCAAGCTGTTTAAGGTTGCTAAATCTTTCTCCTGACAATGACATGCGTAGCTCTACAATTTTCTTGGCAGTTGAATAGCCGACTCCAGGCAAACGTTTTGCAATTTGCTCTGGTGGAGCAGTGTTTAAATTCAAGCGTGTATCTTCAAGAGGCACAACGCGCTCAGGTAGTTTCTCTTCCTTTTCTACAGCAATTTCAGGCGCTGCAATTTTTGAAAGCCGTCCTTTCTCTGTGTCATACGGAACTAAATGATCGCAGCCGACATAACTTACATTGCCGGCACTATCGCGAATCATTGCATATTCCTTGTCGTGTTTGCTGATAAATTCAACCAGCTTACCCGTCCTAGTATCTTGGAATAAATTTGACATAATCTATCTTTAGCGTCACTATAATTATAGGCACAAAAAAAGCGCCCGTGTTTGGACGCTCTTTACTATATTGATCAAATGAATCAGGCGCTTTGTCCTGCTTCGATTTGATAACCAACATGCACATCATCAGCGTCAGGAGCGCCTGCATCTTTGTAGTAGCAGACTTCGACGATAACGTAGGCTTGCTCTGAAGTATCAACGATAGACAGAGTGCCAGAGTACACGGCGGTAATGGTCTTAGCAGACGATTCAGCGGAAACGTTACTGCCGTTGTCAGCGTCGGTGTCCAGACCAGTAAAGGTCGTCGTAGCACCAGCTGTGGGGAACACGCCGCTAGATGCAGCCAGGGAGGCTTCAGTACCTGCGGTAGTGGTCAGACCATCGACACGAACAGTCTCAGTGCCAGCGGCTTTCAGGTTTACGACTTGAATAGCAGTGCGATAAACAGTAGAGCCAGCAGGGACAATGAAAGACTTGTCGAGACGAGGCTTGTCGTCAGAACGCAGGTCCGGAGAAGGGATGGACAGAGTTAAAGTTCCACCACCGCTCAGGTTAGAAGTAACCTTAGCGATACCAACGAGCTTATAAAACTCAACACCAGGAAGAGCAACAACACCTTGCTCTTTGTATGCATTTAAGTGGCTAACGTAGTTGCCAGGAAAAATCACGGTCATTTTAAGTTACCTCCTATCAATAAACGAAAGAGTAACCAACCGTGATGAAGTCCTTGTTCAGGATTTCAAAACCGGCGAACAGCGACCAGATCATGATAATAAAACGAGAGAAGTCGTCGTTGTTATTTAGAAGAATCTGAGCGTTGTTACCACCAATACCTACACCGACAGCTTGAGGTCCGAAGAAGATCAGCTGGCTTGCGCCGTAATCAGCAGCGGAACTACCTGCAGTCGCGTCGTTCACGACGAGGTTATAGGTGGTTTCAGGGAGGTTGGTTGACTCGAACCAACGGACGCCTTCAAATAGAAAGCCAGTGGGCATCACGGGCTGACCAGCAACGAAACCAGCCTGACCGTATGCAGGACCCATGCCTTGATAGAAGTTGGCGTTAGGTGCCTGATTGGGCTGCATGGGGTTAATCATGCCTGAGCCCGGATAGCGTGCGATCTCGCGGAAGTCGCTGTCCTGACGCAGATGCATCATCGCGGTTGGATCTACGATGCAGCGGTAGTACCCATCGGCGAAGGTCGGGACATTGCGCTTACGCATATCCTTAACAACTTCCAGCAGGTCGGTGCTCACATCAAACTTGGCAGATTCGCCAGCTGCATAAGTCACACCCAAAGTGCCACCGGATCCACCTTTGGCTTTACTGCCAGGTAGGTAGTAACCACCTTGCTCTGAGTTTGCTTCGCCATTGGCTTCAGCTTTCAGAAGTTCGTTAGCGAACACACGGTCGCGCCAGCGGCGGTAGTCGTCCAACAGCGTAAGTGAACCAATGCTTTGATGGAAGACATTGAGGTTGCCGGTGTCCAGAAGCAGGCGCTGGGCGGTGATTAGGGTTTCCCGAGCCACCTTGAAAGTGGAAGGCTGGGCCGTATCACGAGTATCAGCAGGTCCCGTATATTCACGAAGCGTTACTAATACCTTGTCTTTAACAATGTTGCGGGCGGATGCGGTGCCAAGAGTTTGGTCAGCGGTCCGCTCACGGGACTCCTTAGTGCCAGGCTTGCCCCAGAAGCGGTATCTATCCAGCTGGACCGTTTGACCGGGCTGTTTGCTGAAATCGTGGACTACCACTGGCTCAACTGCCATCTCAATGATGTAGGCAGGATGAGGACGGTAAAGCTCTGCACCAAGAAGCTTGGGAAAATCATTATCAATCCACATGGGATGATATCTCCGTAAGCTAAAAGGTTTATAAGTGACTTCGACTTAGTCACATAATACGATAATACTGTTTATTATTGGTATTGTTGATACCTACCCCAAGATATTGTGGTTATGGAATTTATAGATAGTTCTGTGTGGATTCCTGTTCATACATTACCTGGATATGAGTGTTGCATTGAATATTACGTTAACGCTGAAGGACAAGTAAAAAGTACTAAAGGACAGATCGAAAGATTGTTGAAACCAAAAATTAAAAAATCGGGATACAAAGTGGTAAATTTGACTCAACGTATTGGCAGAAAGAAAACTATCACTGTCCCTATACATACTTTAGTTGCCTTTGCTTTTCTTGGCAACCCTCCAACTCCTTATGGGAGAACTAAAGGTTGCTCAATCGTCAAACATATAAATGGTGATCGTGCGGACTGTCGATCTTGTAATTTGAAATGGATCAAACATTCAGAATCAAAAGCCTTAAAATATAGATAAGTATTTAGTCAAATCCTATGGCCGATAGAGTGATTTATAAAGGCGGTAAAACCGTTACCAATGCGGTTGGGAATATCAAACTGGTACTACCAACTAATGGAACTATGCATAAGTTCCCTCGTTGGTGGAAGAAAAAGCATGGTGCTTACATCGACTGTGCAATCTTTAATGTTACTTTGGAGAATGGCGTTGTAGTGCGATTAGTTGTACCCGCTGTTGAACGTATGCATCTCGAAATTAGGCACGACGGTTACGGTAATTTTACGTTCCCTGTCAGCCGTGTTGATCGTATTGCTGTTGTTGCAATTGACAGCCCAGAACTCTTGGTTGAATATCAATTTTCCAAAATCAGCGGAGGTAAAGTCCTCAAACGAATAGTCGCTGGTATACCCTCTCCAACTGCTCCGGAGCCTCAACCCGCTCCTGAACCAGAACCTATTGTTGAAGTAGAAGCAGAAGAAGCTCCAAAAATTCAAGTCCAAGTTCATCCGAGTCACCCTAAAGTTGATTTAGAAAAAATGACTAAAAAACAACTGCTTGATTGGAGCTTAGAGCAGGGACATGATTTAGTAAATAACCATTCCAAAGCAGAGTTGCTATCAGAATGCCAAGAAATACTCGATAATCTTTAAGCTGGTGTAAGTTGTCTTTGAGTGTCTGTCATGTTGTAGAAACTTAAATATTCTCGACCAATATCTACTTCAACATTGTATGGCAGCCTTTTCGTGTTTCTTGCATGAAATCCTACATAAAAATGATCACTAGGTTTAATATAAAGAGTTTCTCCATCGAACTCTTCTTTGTTCTTGGTGTATATTCTTACATCGAACCAGTTGTCTACATACTTGTTTCCTGTTTTTAAATTTCTAAGATCTATACGAATATACAAGTTTAAAATATCACTTAAACCATCTTTTGTTCCAGCGGTCACATAATCACCACTGGGATCACTTGTATCTACACTAAAATCTATATTTGCAGTTTCGTAATCATTAAGTGTGCCAAATTCTCTTGACACCCAAACAGGAGTGAAATTGTTTACTTGAATATCTAGGTTGGAAAATATTGATCCTTCACCTTGAATATCAAGTTTTATTTTGACAAATTTGTTCTCTGCCCCAAATAAACCTATTTTGTCTTCGTACTTAAATGTAAAAGGAATTGCAGTAATAACTTCCTCTGGGGCTGTATTAATGTTGATGCCCTGAGCAAAGTTGAGTGATTTTGTAGCGGAGTAATTATTTACATTGCTGCTACTATAGCCACCCAGCTTTAGAATTTTATTTTCAATAGCTTGCGTTACGTCCATCACTTTTTAATCCGAGTCCTATGTTTATTGTAAATTACAACAAACCATTTATCTCCTGACCTAACTCTCGCAGATTTCTAATTGCTTTTTGCTCTAATGTACGTACACGATCTCTGCTCATATTTAGTATTTGCCCGATTGCTGTCATAGACATAGGTTCAAGCACATCTTCACCAATTCCATATCTCATGCTGATTACTGCTGCTTGCATCTCTGGTAAGTCGCCAATCAGTTCCCTCACATCTTCTTTTATACAAGCACGCTCTAGAAGCATCTCTGGTAATTGAGTTTCGTCTTCAAGTAAATCAATCAATGCTGTATCTCGATTCTCCCCAATTTTTATTTCCAATGAGGTTGGCTGCCTAGCTTTGCACATCAGATCTTTTACAGCATCTGCCGTTAGTTCAAGCTCTTCTGCAAGCTCTGCTACGGTCGGCATGTAACCGTTAATTTGGCTTAATTCACGCTGAGCTTTCTTAAGGCGGTTGAGGTTTTCTGTAACATGAATCGGTAAGCGTATTGCCCTTGATTTCTCCGCAATGGCCCGCGTGATACCTTGCCGAATCCACCAATAAGCATAAGTAGAGAACTTGTAGCCACGACCAGGATCAAACTTCTCCACACCACGAACCAAACCAATGGTGCCCTCCTGGATGATATCCAGTAATTCCATGTTCCGTTTAGTGTATTTCTTGGCGACTGAAACAACAAGCCTGAGATTAGCAGTGACCATTTTGTCTTTTGCCTTTGTGCCATCTCGCAGCTCACGTCGAAGCTCCTGTTTTGATAGTCCTAGAGAAACGGCCAATTCTTCTGTTGTCGGGTTTCCCAATAACTCTTCGCATGCTTTAATCTCCATCAGTCGTTGTACTTTTCGACCTAACAAGATTTCCTCATCATGTTCTAGTAACGGGATTCTTCCAATATCACGCAGATATGCACGAACAGAATCACCGGAGATTTTTTGTTGCGGCATATGTTATCTTCACTGAAACCTTATCATAGCACCTTGGTTATATTTAAGGCAACATAATATCTGCCTTAATTAACATCTAAACGCCGTAAATGCCAGCAAAGCGGATGCTTTCAATTGGGTTTTCTCCACTTTCCAAGCTTTCTACTGCCATAGCTTGGGCAGCATGTTCGTTGAATCCTCTTTCTTTGTAATTACTAAGGTTGCGCTCATATTGCTCAATTGAACTTTCAAAATCTTCACCATGATGCAGCATCTCAGCAGTCATGTGATTTGCTGCTTGATCTTCCATTCCATCAGTTTTTAGGTGTTTCCAAATAGTTTGGAATACTTCAGGTTCCGTTTGTGAAATGTCAGCAGCTTTACGCACGGCACTATTTATTTACTATTTAAATTGTAGTAAATTAGCCTAAATATTGATTTATTGTTTATGCCATAGCTTTGGCAATTGCATCGCTTGTTTGAATATTATTATAAAACCCTTCTCTGTCTGTTGTCATTCTTTCGTTCAATAATTCCATTTGGGTTGGTCTCTGTATTTTCCCTCCTTCAGCTTGGGCATACATAATATCAGATAATTTTAGGTTTAAATTTTGTTGAACGCGACTATCAATATCTGATTGTTTTACGATCGCAGTTCGTACTTGCCCCATTGCTCCTGCCGCAGCTTGAGGTCTTGCGCTTGCCATGTTTTGATTAATATCCTGCATTTCATATTGATTCTGACGCTCTGCTTGCGCATTTAAAAAAGGATCAAGACGTCCATCATCCATATTTGTCATGCCAGGATTGGGTGGATTCATGCCTCCTTGTCCACGCTGCAATGCAGCATAAGGAAGTGCTTCTCTTGAATACTGCATGTTGCCTGCAGGCATATCAGAAATACGTTGAGCCATTTCAATACTTCAATCAATATTTATATTGTAGGGGATACAGAGTTGCATCCCCTTCTGAACTTAATCAGCTATCTTGAACCAGCACTTTGGTGGTAAATGCCTGAGCAGGTGCACTGGCTAAATACTGCCATGCATTCTCAGGGTTGTTGTCCATCAGTGCGCTGAAATCACCCCAGAAACCACGGGCACCTTCACCGGAGCGCTGACCGGGGGTCGGCATTTCCATTTGAGGCCGTTGGAAGTTCTGAGGAACGCCGCGCTGCTCTTGAGCCTGAATCTCAGCTTCGAACTGAGCTGCAGCTTCTTGCTGTTGGCGGACCTGGGTTTCGTCAGCGGTTTCTGTCGGATAAGGGCCGCTAGGACCAAAGAAATCATTGACGTAATCGGCCAAGATGTCTGGATTAGTCAGCATCAGATTCATCGCAGCACGCTCTTCACCAGCTGCTCCAAGCATCAAGTTCATGTCGTTATTACGACCGACCTGCTCAATCAGAGCATCTTCAACAGCGCAGGCATACTGATTCAGCAGTGCAGGAGCTTCAGCACCAAAGTGCTCCAGAACCTCAAGGCTGTTGTCAGAGATCTGACTTAAGTAGCTGTCACCCGCTGGGGCGGCGCTTGGCGCGGTTTGGGCCTGTGCGAGGGCCTGCAGCTGCTCTTGTGAATAAGTTGGGGTTGAAACTTGGGGACTGTAAGTCTGGGCTGCCTGGTATTGGGGCTGAGCCTGTGGCATTTGCGGTGCCTGTGAGGCCCAAGTTGCCTGGGTACTGGCCTGTGGGGTCGGTGTCTGATAAGCCGAGTACGACGCCTGGGCCGGGGACTGCTGCGGCGTATTCAGGCTTGCGCTCAGTGCCTGGAACGCCTGCTGCCATGGATTCCCCTCCGGTGCCGAAGCCTGCGGGGCCGCTGTTGGTTGGTAGGCCGGAACCTGGGGTTCCGCTACCTGCTGAACCTGAGCCGCCTGGTAAGCGGACGGGTCGCTCATCACGGGTTGGGAGACCGATGTCGGCACGCTTGCGGTCGGCGTCGGAGAGCTTACTTGCGGCGTCGTCGCCACTGTTTGGTTGATACTTTCCACTGTAACTTAACTCCTTTCTTAAGAATTCGAGAGATCTATATAGGAACCCTGTAATGTCAAGATTGGGATCTGACGCTAAGGGCATATTGGGCATCTGTGGGTGCGGTAGCTGATACAGCTGACCCAGCATTCCCACAAATGTATTGAACGATTGTTGTGACTGCTGAACCATGCGGAACGGATAACCCGTTAACATTGCCGCACGTTCTTCGTCAGTCTTAGATGGGAACAGGTACTTAAGTGCTTCAATCGAATCAACACCTAATTCCTGTAAGTTGCGAACAACAATACTATTGTTAAGAATGCCTTGTGAATCCTCTTCAAAGATTTCACCAGTCCAACGCCAGCTAACTTTTGTGCTGCCGTCTGGGATAAGACCAACTACACCTTTCGGGATATCACCTGCCTCAATACTAGCACTAAACAGTTGATCACGACTTTCTTCGAATGTAGCTAACTTCTCTTTATAATCAGCATCAGCTAATGCATATCCTTCTGGATTACCTTCAAATTCTTCAGGCAGTGGGATACTTGGTTTTTCTAACCCCATTGCTTGAGCAAACGATTCCATGAATAGGTATTCTTCATGCTGAATCATCATTGCAAACAGTTGGCATAGACCATATTTGAAAAGTGCTTTCGCTTTCTTTTCTGCAGTAGCTGCCACTCTTCCGTAGAGAGATTTCATCTCATACGCTGTAGAAGCTGTTCCAATATCAATATCGTCAACACCTCCTAATGCAAGCCTAATCTCAGAACGATATTGCTTCACATACAAATTCTGATCTCCGCTAACCGCATCAGGTGTCATGTAACTAACGCGATCAGTCGGCTCAAGATTGGCAATAACACGAGGGACCTTGATCTGTCCGTCTAGAGGGGATGCTCCACCAAAGGGTTGGCTCACTCTTGTAGAGGGCCTATCCATTGCATAGAAGCCAGCCTGAGAGCTGATTGTGGGTCTGAAGGATGAATCCCCGTCAGACTCAACAATGTCGTGTTTTGGCCTACTAGAGACTAAAGTTGGATTTCCAAAGAACCTCATGTTCTTTCGGACATTCCTTACAAGCTCATCGTGGAACAAGATCTGATGTGCTAACCAATCAAACTCACCAGTACCTGTTGCTTCTCCTGTGCAGTCCAAATGATTAAAGACTTCAACTGCGGGAATAAAACCTAAACTGTTGACTAATACTTCTGTCTGTCCCGGTTGGGTTAGGTTGGGCATTCCAATGTCGTTTTCAAAATCAATCTTTTCATTACTGATTGTTTGCTCGATCCGATCTTTGTAGACACGCAGCTTGATGTACTTTTTCTTTCCTCCACGTTTACCCTGTTCAGAGAATGGATTTGCAAGATTGGTCTCTTTGACAGCAAACGAATACACTAAAACAACATTGTCAATTTCACCAGTTTGGTTGCGATAGCATCTATAGCTATCTTTTGGGAAATACAACATTTGATAGGTTTCCCCGTTAGGCCTGAAATAAAACAGACCTTGACCGTCACACAAGAAATAATCAACAATACTTTCTAACTTCATCTCCATCATGTTTTCTTCAAACACGTTGGCTATGAATTCTCTACGCCCTCCATACGAATCTTGTTCGCAGTAAAACTCTACGCCACGCCGTAAGATAAATAGCCGCATCTGTGCAAGATGCGACGATACAATCATTGTGTCAATTGTAAGATCACCACGCCGCTCTTTAGCTGCATGGATAATCTCTTCAAACTGATTACTTGGATTATTCATTTATTTACGGGCTTTTTTAAAGTCTAACGATTAGCTGTATCTTTTAGCAATTTCCTCGATGTTATTTGTAGGTGGCTTATACGGTTCAGGCATAACAAATGTTGGTGGCCTAAATGCATAGGTATCACCTAAATACCTATTCTGCTGATTAATCATCATGTTCTGGAAATATTGAGGCTGCATTGCTGCGTTATAACGTAACTGATTTGCACTTTCTCGTGCTCCTGTAGTCTGTTGAGCACGTGCTGAGGCTTGAGCTGCTCTGGTTGAACCACTGAATTGAGCTTGGGACTTAGCGAACGCATTATCATTTAAGGCACCCAGTGCTGCACCGCTAAACATATTATCCATCATGGGATTGTATGAACCTGTTCCGGCACCACTTCCAGATCCTCCCACTTGATTGCCAGCATTGTTGTAACCGATAGTCACGCTGTAATCTGCACCTTGGTTATTATTTCCAATAAATGTGCCAGTATTATCAAAGATATTTGTCTGGTCTCCCATTGTTTTACCAACATTAGAATTCATATCACCACCAACAGCAACACTGCCAGTGCCAATTACACGTGTATTCTGCGGAGCTTTTCTTAATCTTGGTGGAGCAATTCGATTTCTTGGTGGACGTTCTTTTTTCGGAGTTTTAGTTGGTGTTGTGCCAGGTGGCTGTACTGGCATTCCCACTATCGGCAGCCGATTTGGGAAATCGTACGTAAGCGCGGGATAGTCCTCGACCGCACGGACATCCGGACGAATGCCTTGGGGAGGGATTGCACGCGTGTCCCCTGGTAACGGCTGAACGCCTTGCGATCCAAAATTTAACTGCTCTTCAGTAGGTGCAAATGGATCGATTTCACCATATCCTCGACCAATTGGATTCATGTTTGAGTCCAGTTGTGTCGGCTGACCCATCATTGGATTGGCTTCACGCATTTGAGTTTCTGCCCAGTCATCCATACCTAATTCACCACCACCAGTTTTATATTCCGCAAATCTGTTGTTTTTATTTTGTTCGCGCAGATGGCTTGACCACTCCTCATCTGTTGATGGCTCTAAACCAACAACGGAACGTAATTGATCAAATGCTGAACGTGTTGTACCGCCAGCAGCTCGCATATCATTAACGGCATTTGTCACACTTGGTTCTGATTGCTGTGGCCCACCAGTGGTGTTTTTAAAGTAATCTTCGTTCAATGAAACGCCACCGGTATTGTGAGTATATGTTTCTCCGGTTTCCGGATTTGTAACGGTCGTGAACGCTTGTGACACAAAGTTCCCTCCGCTCGATTTCACCCAATCAGGCATAGATCCATCTTTGTAGCTATAAGCTTTTGGCCCTTGATTAGGTTGCTCCGTAGCAGTTAATCCAGGGTTTTTAGCATTAAATTTCACGTTTGGCCGTTGCTGAGCATTCATCATGCTTGCAACTGATTGATTACTGTTATTTACATTGCCAGCAGTGTTAGAGCCTGTTGTAGTGCTGTAATCAGCTCCTTGATTATTGTTCCCAATAAATGTTCCAGTGTTACTAAAGGTGTTAGTTTGATCTCCCATCACCTTCCCAACATTTTGATTAAGATCACCGCCAACAACAAAGTCACCAGTTCCTTTGTAAACAGATGTAGATCCTCCACCGTTAGCTGAACTTCCAGTTTCAGTTGTATCTGAACCTCCCATATTAATTACATTGCCACCACGTTGGCTATTATCAATTGTTTGAGAGTTGTCCGTGACAGTAGTGTTAATATCTCCAGTTGGAACAGGCTGAGGAGTTGCAGTTGGCTTGGTGTTAATGACTGGCGAACCATCTCCTGCATCTGTTACATCTGTAGCAGGCTGCTGTGTCATTGCATTTAATCGTTCATTTAAAAATGACTGTGCATTAGTACCGAAACTGTAGTTATTCTTTTTTGCCCAATCATTAATATCTCCAGCACTGAAATTACTATCTTTTAGTAAAAACTTTACTTCTGATTTGCTAAGATCTGCGCGTTCGGTTCCATCTTCTTTGGGAGCTGTTCTTCCCATAGAACCAACATCATAGTCGTCTAAACTTGCAGGTTTTGAGGCAGCACCGTGAATACCAAACTTTCGCTGAACAGATGCTTTTACATTTCCAACACCAGCACGTTCTGCAACACTTTTAATTTGAGCTTGAGAGAATCCCTGCTCCTCCATCTTTCTTACATCTTTGCTTCCAACAGTTTTCCCAAAATTATAATTATCTGCTTGCTGCTGATTTTGATATGACTGTGCAATAGCCTTGGCACTACTAGCGTCTCCACCTGATTTTGCTACTTGTTTTTTGGCGGCTTTAAACGCTTTTTTATCTCCACCATATGCTTGTTTTTCTTTATCAGATAATTCAGACCACTTTGCCCTAGCCATTTCAATTACAAATCAAAACTATCTTCATTGTAGTCTAATTGTAAACTACCCCTCCTCAACAACCCGCCTATAGTTAGCACCATAGAATCCACTGCATCATCGTGTTGTGAATGTCCAAAGTTTATCAATTCTTCTTCTAAAATATTCCATGTTCGCCACTTGTTCCAAATAACTTTTTTATGTTCAAAAAGACCAAGCACTCCTCGTAGTCTTGCTAATTTATCTCCTTTAAATCCTTTTACTGGAGAGCATTGTAAATTATATAGCGCTCTATCTTCGAACATTATACGTTTAAAATCTCCTTCAAATGATGATTGATACGCAACTGCTTCAGGCCATATTACACATGGCGACATAGTTGGGAAAAACTGTTTCTCATCATTTTCAATCAGTATATTCCAGTCACCTAGCATTTCACACAAGGTGTCCATTTTTTCTATATTACCCATTGATCTACATCGTCTCTGGTCAATAAGATATATTTTTCCGTCTTTAATGCCACCAAGTGTAAATACAGTCCAGTCGTTCTTTTCTGATAATCCTGCGCTTAAGTCAATGCCTACACCGAGGCAATCGTATTCTTCAGGTACTTCGCCTTTAATAAGCAGCTCTGGTGATATACCTACTTCAGTTGATTGGACAGCTGTGTTTAAGTACTGATATGCAAAAGCAACTCTATCCTCAAGCTTGCGTTCGTTCAAGTATTTCATTGACCAGAACTCAGGCCAGTATGAGCGCTGGCGTCCGTCAGCATCTGTGATGACTGCTTTTTGAATTATTTGTTTCCAATTATTTTTGGGTACAAAGAGGGTCGCGTGAATATCGTCAAAGTGGAAGCGGGTTCCCAGACAGATAGCCCGTGCACCTTGGAACATCGTTGGTGCGATAACGTTAGACCACGTCTGCTCCATCTCACGGCGAATGTCTGGGTTGTTGATCGAAGCGGCAGATTTAATAGGGTCATCAATAAGCACCAGCTGTGATCGTTTAGAGGTGATTGCACCCTTGAGACCGCCACATGCAATTGTAAAAGCTTCCTCACCTGCTGTATCAATACCCGCAAATTCATAATCAATTGACCAATATTCATCCGAACGCTTTATTTTACTTAATCGGACCATCGGAAAAATTTCTCGATATTTAGGGCTTGTCAGTATTCCTTTGATAGTTGCTGACTTTGCTCTACTAATATCAACCATGTACGCGATGTACAGAATACGCAGCATTTGCTTGGCAGCTGCATGTCGGCCTATCATCCAAGCTGCAAACATACCAAGGACAGTACTTTTGGCAGATCCTCTGGGAGCCAGAATAGATGTGTTTGTTCCTGCTATTCCTAGTAGACATTCGCTATCTTCTCCTGTACATAATTGCATATGCCATTCCAGCATGTGTTTTGCTGGAGGCTTTCCCATTGCAGTGCAGAAAGCTATGAAGTTATCTCTTGCTGCTAATACTTCCTGTGATGGTGGTTTTGTTGTTACTTTTGTAGCAGTCATTAGTGCACTGCGTCGATAAGCCAATGCTGCACTTGGGATTGCCATATTAATCTTACATAGTGATCTAAGTCTAACGTTTAGATTTTGCCCTCAGCCCATCGCTGTGCATATCTTTCTTCTTCACGCGAACGAGCCCGCATTCTTGCATTCTGTATGCGAGTAATTTCAAATGCAATTCTCATTGCCTCAGCCAGACGTCTTGCTTCCAATGCTCGTGGATCATATCCAAACAACGACACCACATTTAAATCAGGCATTTGTGGTAAGCGTTTAATCAATGAACCAGTTAACCGCAAAGCTCTGGTGCTATGGCTTTGAATTTCAGGTAGTTCGGGAAGTTCGGGAAGCATTAGCTGTTACTAATTTCACTATAAATTTTTGCCCATGCTGCATTTATAGCATTTTCTATGGGCTCAGCAAACTGTGGATCATCCTTAAAAATATTGGTGAGTTCTCTCATTACTCGATCAGCACCGGCAAGGATTAGACCACGTTTATCAGTGCTTTTATTCATACGATCCGAAGTTTCAATATGCGCTCGAAGTTCCTTTTCAAGAGCTGCCAGACGCGCACAACCATTATCTCCTTTGACTTCGCCTGAGGTAATCGCCATTCTAAGTTCTTGTATATCGGAGTGTAGAGCAGCAATTTCGCTATTAAGTATTTCACGGCGATTTAATTTCCGATACTTCATTTTTACCCATCTAGATAAATCTACGAATGAGCCTTCATAACCTACTATTCCAGCATATACCCAGATTTCAATGATAGAAGGAGTAGCTTCGGCAAACTCTCTAAAGTCCTCACTTTCAGCTGCTGAAATAGTATCTAACCATTGATCGACAACGGTTAGATAAACCTTACTTGTTTTAGATGCAGTAGTCATCAGAACATACCTGCCAAACTACGAGCAAATTTACTTTGATTCCTTCGATCAGTCATTAGGTTCTTCTGTGCGTTGTCTTGTGATAATCTCTCTTGTTCACCTGTCGCTCCGATCTTCTTGACATCGACGTCCCCTTGAGCACCAATGCTTGCCAAATCTTGCTCTCCTTTTAGTGTTTGTAATGCTTTATCAATAGAACCCTGTGACTCAATTTTGCCGATATCCACTTCACCTTGCTTACCGATCTTGCTGATGTCTACATCACCTTGAGCAGTAATCTGTTCTTTCGCCTGAGCCCCCTTCGTTTCTTGAAGTTTCTGATCAATATCACCCTGTGCGCCTATCTTCAATAGATCCTGAGCGCCTTGCCCTTCAATCTGAGCTAAAGCCTGTTCACCCTTCAGCCCCTGCATTTTTTCATCTAAGAAACCCTGTGCTTCAATCTGCTTCAGTGCTTCTGCACCTTGCCCACTGATCTGCTCCAGTGCTTGCTTGCCCTTCTCAGTCTTTAGCCATTTATCAATGCCTCCTTGTTCTTGGATCTGCTTGATAGCCCCAGAGTCACGCAGCTCCTGAAGAGTTTGGTCGTTGACACCTGTCTGCTTCAGTTGATCTAGAGCTTGCTCTCCTTTAATTCCTTGAATTTTCTCTTCAACAAATCCCTGAGCTTGAATCTTGGTTACATCTACTTCACCTTGACCAGCAATCTGCTTCAGTGCTTCCGCACCTTGGCCACCAATCTGTTCTAATGCTTGCTGACCTTTTTCAGTTTGGAGCCATTTATCAACGCCACCTTGTGCGTCAATTTGCTCAACTGCACCTGTGTTCCTCAATGTTTGCAGTGTTTGCTCATTAACACCAGCTTGCTCTAGTTGCTGTAAAGCTTGAGCACCTTTTGTTGTTTGCAGCTCTTTCTCGATTTCACCTTGTGCTTTGATTTTGTCTACATCAATACTCCCTTGAGCACCAATTTGAGCTAAAGCTTGTTGACCTTTTTCTGACAACAGCGCAGCTTCAATGTCACCTTGAGCAGTAATTTGATCTAATGCACCTGTTTGTCTTAATTGCTCAATCTGCTGGTCATTTAGACCAGATTCTTTGAGTTGAGCAAGAGCCTGTTCGCCTTTAATATTTTGAAGCGCCTCCTCAACCACACCTTGAGCACCAATCTGCTCCATGGCTTGCTCGCCTTGTTTAGATTTAAGCCATTTATCAATTCCACCTTGTGCATCAATTTGAGTTACCGCGCCTTGATCACGTAATGCTTGCAGCTGCTGATCATTTAAACCAGACTCTTTTAGCTGCTCTAGAGCTTGTTCGCCTTTAGTAGTTTGCAGTGCTCGATCAGCTGCAATTTGAGTTTCCAGCTGAGTTTGTTGTTGAGCACCTTTTAGTGTCTGAAGATTTTGATCAAGCAAACCTTGTGCTTGAATTTTAGATATGTCAACAGTTCCCTGACCTTCAATTTGCTTTAATGCTTGTTTCCCTCTTTCAGAAATTAATAATTCTTCTACACCACCTTGCTCTAGAATTTGACGAACAGCTCCATCATCCCGAAGACTCTGTAACTGTTGATCATTCAGGCCAGCTTGCTTCAGCTGTTGCATTGCTTGCTCGCCTTTAGTGTCTAATAGCTGAGCCTCTACTTGCCCCTGTGCAGTAATTTGATTTAAAGCTTCTTGGCCGCTTGCACTGATTTGCTGCAGAGCTTGCTTACCTTTCTCAGTCTGCATCCACTTTTCAACATCCCCTTGTGCAGTGATCTGGTCAATTGCTCCTGAGTTACGAAGGTTCTGAATATCTGTCTCATTCATCCCTTGCTGACGAAGCTGGGCAATAGCCTGCTCTCCAGTTTGTTTTTGAAGGTTGCCTTGAATATTGCCTTCATGAGTCAATCTGTTTAAATCACGATTTGCTTGATCAACCGCAAACTTGCCTTGTAGATCAAACTCTTCGCCCATCTTGGCCATGGTGTAATCAAACTCATCGGCCATGATGGTTTGTTGGTTTGACAACTCCAGATTGGCTGCATTAAGCATTGCTTGAGAAGCAATAGCCTGATTGGTGTAGGCCAAATCCTTTGTATTTTCTGTGTCAAATGCCTGCTTCACCATATCAGTCATGAACGTATTCTTCAGGGCCTGTCCAGCAGCATCGTCCTCTCCAGGCTGCCAAGACAAGAACTGATTCATGATGCTTTGGAAGTTAAACAATCCTTGCCCAGTATTATTATTGTTTTGTGGAGCTTGAGGTGAAGAGCTAGTCATTTACTTCTATTGTTTTTGCCTTTATTCATTCTACAAAGATACAATGGTTGTATTAATAGTGCTTACATATGACTTTCCGTTCTTCAGCAAGATCTAACGTAAATCGTTATATCCAGGCAGGGAATGCTGCTGCTAGTGCAGGTGTAGAAATTAGTGGTGGTATTGCTGCTAACCGTCCTCGTTTTGACAAGATTGAAGATGCTCGAATGCAGGTTCATGCGGATCTCTTCGAAGCTGCTATTGATGCTGATGCAAAGGTTGCAAAAGCTGGAATGTCAATTAAAGCTGCACGCGAGCAGAGAAAAGCCAAGGAAAAAGCTGAGAAGAAAATTAGAGCATCTAACAAGTCAGCTGCAATGGCAGGTAAATTAGCTGCAGGTGCTCAGGCAATTGGCCTCAGCCAATATGTGAAAAATCAAAAACAAGAGGAGAATCCACTGTATGCTTATCTTGATAAAACTCAAGCAAGATATGATGCTCAACGAGACAAAAATACAGCTGATTTGGAAGAAGTTAGGCGTCAACTTGCTGAATTAAATTCAGGAACAACTACCGAAAGTAGCCAAACTTCTTCAGCTACTTCGGATTCAGGTTCTATTATTTCATCAGGTCAGGCTCTTGAGGCAGGTATTGGTACTCCTGGTAAAGGAGGAAAATATAGTCAAACGGAAATGGCTGGATTTGCACAGCAAGCTGGATTTAGTCCAGAGCAGGCTCAAATTATGGGTGCTATTGGTATGGGCGAGTCTGGCGGTAATGCAGGTGTCGATACAGTTCAATCAGGCTTAGACCCCAATAAATCAAATGAATTTAGTGTAGGCCTTTTCCAAATTAATGCACAAGCTCATGGAGATAAACTAGCAAAGCTTGGTTATACAGTTGATGATCTTCGGGATCCTGTTAAAAATGCTCAAGTAGCAAAAATGGTGTATGACGAGGTTGGCGGATTTACACCTTGGAGTGTTTACAGCAAGGGTATCTATAAGCAGTATTTAGATTAAACGGTCATTCCAGCAAAAGCTTCGCCAAGATTACCTAAACCTGACATCAAAATTGCAATAGCTTTGTCTTTACGATCTTGAGCCAATCGAGCATCTGCTCGCATTGCTTCTGCACGTCTAAAATCTAATTCATCTCGCTTTAGATCAAGTAAATCTGCCCTCTCCTGTAAACGATCCTGTCTCGCAATTGCCTCTTTTGTATCAAGTCTCTTTTCGAGTGCTCTTTCTTTTGCCTCCAGCCTTAATCGCGCTTCTGTTTCTTTAGCTTCTGCTGCAGCTTTTGCATCTTTTCCACCTTTACCATAAATTGCACCAGCACTAGCAGTTGGGGAAAGTTCGTCGATTTTAAAATCAGGATTTGATGCCATTACATCCTGTAAGGCTTTTGCTCTAGCAGCATCTACTGCTTGCGCAGTTTCTATTTCTTTTGTTGTTCTTCCTTCAACACCTTGATACTGTGCCTGCAGTGGACCAAGCATTGAAGCAGTTGCTGTGGCCCTTGGATCATACGTATCTGCTAGTTTTTGATTTCTAATTTTTGCAGCACCCTCTAATAAAGCTTCTTTACTATAATCTTTTCCAAAAAGACCATAGAAGCTTGCACGAAGTTGATCTCCAATATCAAAATCAATATCTGTAGCTCTAGTGTTTAGTTCGTCAAGTTCGTTTTGAAAAACGTTTTTACTATTGAATCCCAACATCAGATTACTCCTCCACGTAATGCAGCTAAAGCTTCTTCCATTCTACGTTCTTCTGGTGTTTGACCTCCGCCAAACAAACGTTGGATTTGATCACTACCCATCTTCCCTAAGTTGGCTCCAATTGCTCCTCCTAAGGGGCCACCAATCATGGTTCCAGCAGTACCTGCAGCCATCATTGCTGCTGCATCCATAGCTTTGTTACCAATACTCTCATCGCCTGTAAGGATATCTGCTGCACCAAGGATTGTTCCTGCGGTCGCGAGACCAGGGACAGCACGCAATGCCATCCGCACTGGCTTGCTTCCTGCAAACCTTCCTACCGATTTTGGAAACTGTCCGAAGGTTGCTGCATTAAGGCCTTTACCTGTTGCAGCAATTAAACCTTGTTGCGTTTGTTTCCCACTTAAGAAATTCAGTACATCATCAACTGATGTTGCTCCGATTTCAGCAGCAAGTTTTTTAAATTCTGGGCTACTGAGATATTTAGCCCCATCACTCATCATTCCGTACATTACTTAACTCCTGTTAATGCGTTTGCTGCTTCAAGGCGGGTAACTTTTACTTCTAGCTCTTGTACTGCACGAACTAGGATGCCGATCAAGTCACCGGTATCAATGCACAGCTTCCCGTTACTTTCATCAAAGTATGTTGCATCAGGTAGGACCTTTTGGTATTCCTGTGCAATAAAGCCGTGATGTAAGCGTTCAGGGTTTGAACTATATTCTTCATTGTAGTAAAAGCTGACAGGCCTTAATTGTCGGAGCGTTGATAAGGCATCTGAGATATTTTCAATCGTATTTTTAATTGTTTCGTCACTAGACATTAAAGCCATGCCGCCAAGTTGAAGTCCAGTTTTAATGATGGTTCCAAATGTACCTGCTCGATTCCTCTTGGCATTCGCACGAACCTGTGCAGCATAATCTTTCTTTGCCTGTCTGGTTTCCTCCTCCATTATCATCCCTCTCGCAGTCACATCTGCCTCTGCATCAGATGCGGCCCTTCTCATTGCACCATCAACTAAAACGCTTCTTGCTCCTAATCCACCAAAATCTGGAGAAGCACTTCTTAATTGTCTATTTACTTGCCCAACAGTTGCCATACCAGCAGCACCTGCACCGCCTGTCCCTGCTCCACTTGGACTGAAGTCATCAAAGTTTAGAAAACTTCCAGCTGGTCGAAATGATGCCATTTTTGATTACTTATATCCTGCTCATATTTTATCAATAGTTCCAACGTTTCAATAACTTACTACTGCAACAAGTAAGGTTAATTAAAAACCTGCCAAGAAAGGTCTATCAAACCCGCTACCGAACAAATTATCATTGTTAATGCCTGGTGTATCCATCATATTTTTTCCACCAAAACCACCAAAGTGACCACCTCTAATAGCACCACCCACTAACGAACCAGCGCCACTAATCAGTGAATTAGTAAGCATAGAACTTGCGTCTTGACTTGCCATCGTGGCTCCAGCCTTTCTTCGTATCTTACCTATCTCCGAAAGTTGATCTGTTTTCATACCACCCGCTGCCACTGCGGCATCTTGTAAAAATCCACCGATTGTTTGATCCGCGTATGCACTCATTCCAGCTGCACCTACTTTGTCTGCAAACTGATTTCTTTGTAGAAAGTTTGTAATATCTGAATGTCCTGCAAATCTAGTCATGTGACAATCCTATTTGTTTTTTAATTTTATCAAAACTGTGGATTATTTAATTGGTTTTCCGTCGTGTTACGACGGCGGCGTTCGTTCTCAAGCAGATTACCTACAACCTGTCCGACTGCTAATCCGCCTAAGCCACGCACAAGTCCGCCACGTATTGGTGCACCAGACCTGACACCTGATACTCCCCCTGCTAAGGCTGCGGCAAAAGGTACAGCTGTAGTTAGCACGGGCATGCTCCTCCCTAGGAACTGAACCTCTGGTCCATGAATGCCGTCAGTAGTTACTTTGGCAATTCGGCCAGGCAGTGTGATCTGCCCATCATCGAATGGATTTAAGTCAGTCTCCTTGCCATACTTAAATGCTTGATACCTTGCATACTCTTCAGGACTGACATCAGGCCTTGCTTTGACAAACTCACCGTATGGCAATAGATTGCCAGTTCTTCCCATAAAATATTTCAGCGCAACCTCTTCAAGCATGTTGCGTGTTTTTGTTTTATCATCTGGATCAGGAGCTGCTGCTTCATAACCCTCTGCTCCACCAAACGGTGTAAGCAATCCTAATCCTGTATTAATGGCAATTCCTGTAGGGATTAATAGTGCAGCTTTGTCACCAGGCTCAAAGTTCCGTTTGTAAATTTCTCCATCGTTGATCTTTACGCCTTTTGTTGGTTTTCCTTGTTGATCCAGTAGTCCACGTTTCTGCGAGATCAAATATGTAGGGCCTTTTGGATTATTGGTTAATGGTGCGCCTCTCTTGGTTGTTTGTAGAGTTTGTCCATACAATCTTGGATTGGCTTTTGCTAAGGCAGCCTCAGCCGCTACGTTACCTACAGCTTGTGCTGCATTCATTAACCAGTAGAAGCTTCTTGTATTATCTTGCGTAGCATCCGCAGCAAGAGTACCGAGTATCTGTCCAGCACGGTCACGTCTAGATTTTTCTGCACCAATTCCAAGATCTTCACGAATCATTCGATTACGACGTTCTTGAGGTGTCAGCTTTGCTCCAGTTGCATCTTGTACTGCTTCCTTAATTCGAATGCCTGTTGGATAGGCACCCGTCATTTCATTAATACGTGGTGCATCCTCTGACTTGCCAGATGCCTGCCGACCTTCACGATATGCTTTTGCCCACTCTTCACGACCTTCACCGTAAGCATCGCGGAACGAACGGATGAATCCCTTAGTCATTACGCCACTCCATAACCTGTAGTTGGATCTGCATACTGCTCACGTGTACCAGGCAGTAAGCCGTACTGACGCAGAATCTGTTCTTCTAACTGTGCAGCAAGTAATGCCTGCTGCTCTGCTCCTAGCTTTTCAAACCCTGTCTGTCCTGTACCGCCACTTAAGAGGTCTTTAGCGCGAATCAGCTGATCTCCCGCCCTCATGCCAATTGCGTCGCCTCCAAACGATCCAGCAAGGTCAGCCACTGTTTGCATTGCTATTGATCCTCCACTTGCTCGCAAGTCTCTAGGCGTTAGATGACGGAAGGCACCAGACGTCACAAGTCCGCCTAGTCCACCACCCAGTGCAGAGCCAGTACCAGCAATTAACTTATCTCCAATATCACCTGGAGTCTGACTAGCAGCTAATACGCCAAATGCAGCATCTGGTAGTAGTCGCATAACGACATCACTTGATTTACCACCAGCACTGTCTTTTAGGAAATTAAAGATCTTTCCAGCCATTCGTGTTTTGCTCATTTGGCTTGGCCTCCCATCATCATTTTTGCTTGATTAAATTGCATACCTTGGTTGCTTTGAATAAAACGACTGTTCCAGTTGGCAACTCGTTGTTGCATATTTGGGTCTTGCATCAATTGCATTGCAAATGCTCCACCTGGGCCGGCCATACGTGATCCACTAGTTTTATCCAGCTGACCGGTTGGCTGCACCATCGCAGCTCCGCCGTTCTTTGCAAAAGCGTTGGGTGTTTCTTCTGCTTCCTTTTTAGTTAGGTTACCTTGTTGGATAACAGCTCTATCGAAGCTCATCACATACCCCTCAGACGTGTGCGCCGTGCATTAGGCGGCAAGGTTTCAATTAAGGCAGACATGCGATCAACACGTTGTTTTTCGTCCCGATCCTTGCGTTCTTGAGCAAGAGCTGCTTTTACTACTTTACCTCTTAACTTAGGCTCATCGATTGGCTTACCAGTCTTCTTAGAGAATCCCTCTTCTTGCCGACGAAGTGTATCTGCAATACCTTCTAAGTCTGTTTGTCCAGTTCTGTTATATCGATTAATTCTTGGCTCTTCTCCAGCGACTTGACCAATGAAGGGTGTTCGTGCAGCTGGTGTTTCTAATCCACGCAGTGCAGTCACAATATCTTGGCCTTCGATGGTTTGGCCGGGATTGATACGTGCGATTTCAGCAGCACCTTCGCGTGGGTTAATAGCTTCTGGTGCATCGAACGTGACACGCTCTGCTGATCCATACGGTCCAGTCCTAGTAAAGTACTGCTGTTTGCCTTGCTGATTAATTGTGCTGTTTTTAGCAACTTCTAACTGATAGAGAGCGTTTGCTAACGCACTGGATTCAGCAGGTGTGTAGCGCAGCTTATTCAAGACTTGTTGAGTGCCTGGAGCTTCGCTTCTTACGTTCTTGAGTTTAGTACGCCCTGTTTTTGGATCTTCGACTGGCTCGCGATCATAGAATTTACCACCTTGTCTAACAATGAAGTCAACAGCTTTCTGTAAATCTCCTACACCTCGAATATTTGATGATACGTTCTCCATTCCTGGAATTGTCCCGCGTACTCGATCTGCGAACAACGTTGTTGTGCCAGTTACATCAACATTTGGATAATCGCCGTATAAACGGTCATTTTGCCGATAATCAGGTTGATTGCTTACAACAAACTCTTGAGCTGACTGGGGTCGTGCAGCAACGGTCTGTCCACCTGTATTCAGTACGTCATCAGGAGGCAGTCCAGGCCCTTGTAGAGCAACTGTGTTGCCTGAGCTGGGATCAATGTAAATACCATCCGCACGTTGCGCGATCTGCGGCATAGAAGCCACACGTTCCTGCGTACTCATGGGGATTCTCGCCATCGATGCATCAGCAA